GAATCTGATCATACAAAATCTTTTCTTGATCGGTAAAGTATGAATCTAAACTCATTCTTCCTATTATGTTTCTTCCTATTTCATAAAAATAACCATCAAACTTTTGCAAAGTTTCAAGGTTATATTTTGCTAGATCGTACCAGTTAAAAACTATATGATCTACTTGTAAAGATCCGTTTTTAGATCCGATCGTAAAAAAGTTTTTTAGATCATCTACAAAGCTCTGATCCATCAAATCTAAAATATCATCTTTATTGGTTGTATATAGTTTGTGTTTAAACTGATCTATTTTTCTTATTTGTTTCTCTCTCATTCTTGATCCTTCCTTTAAAACCGACTGATCGGTCGGTTGTTCATTTGTTGTCTTGTTGATCATTTTTTAAGATCGTGATATTTAGGATCAAAAGCAACCTTTTTTTTATGTTTTATAAACTTTTTATTTATGGTGATCTAGTTCAATTACATCAGCAACACCACACCCCAATTTTTAAACGCCAATTATATATTTTATATTGGATCATTCTATATTGTCATATAGTAGAGGGCAACTTGAGTAGAACTTTAAGTGTTTGTGTTAAGTGTAACAATATGAAGGGTTAGGAGGGATATGTTTGCTAAGGTACCGTCCTATAGTAATCCCTACGAAATATCAGTTAATGACTAACTATAAATAGTATCAATTTAATACAGTTTATGTAAGAATCAATGAAATAAAAAATGTCTGTAAACGACGATATTACTGAACTTACAGGAATTTGAGAGGTTCAGTTTTTTGTCGTGTTTCTACTAGATTACCAATCCTAATTTTTAGGGGTTTTTTATTGGTATTTGACACATATTATTGGTTAAATTGTCTGTATGCCAAGATATGATTATCAATGCTTAGAAACAGGTAATATCTTTGAGGTGGAGCAGAAAATGACTGATGATCCATTAGAAAGATGTACTTGTTGTAAAGAACGGTTCTTAGTCAAAAGGATACCTTCTAAGCCATTATTGGTCATAAATGGTGCAGGTTCAATGCCAGATCGTAAATTATACAAAGAATTGGATATAGATTAATGTTTGATTATTGCTCATTAGTACAGAAAAAATGTTCCTATGCTTCTAAGTATGGAAACATAACTTATTGTGGGTTACACACAGGAAACAAAGAGCAGAATAGAGTTGATTACATTACGGTTTGTCCAAAAGAAAAAATAAAAAGGAAGTAGTTATGCCGTATCATAAAAAGAAAAAGAAAAAAGGTAAAAAGAAGTAATGCCGAAACATAAAAAAACACGCAGAAAAGCACCACGAGGATATCATTATATGCCAGATGGTAGACTAATGAAAAACTCTGCTCATAAAAAACGTAAGCAGAAAAAGAAATGAATGTTACTACCAGCACAGCCAGAAATTTTATACCCAAACGATTATTTGGACAACGCAAGAAGTCTATTAAACAAAAGCTAAAAGGTAGCCCTTTAAAGAAAAATATTATTTTGAAATACGCCAAATGAGTGACAAGAGTATATTTAATAAATCCAACGGAGCAGGGAAAGGTGATGTGCCACGACCTATGAGTATATCTAAAAAAGAATACGAAAAGCGTTGGGAAAAGATATTTGGTAAGAAGAAAAAGAAATGAGAAAGTCCTTATTTAAAGACCGTACCATAAAACGAAATGGTGCTAAAAAAACTCGACAAGGTAAAAGCACCAATACTAAGTATGGAACAAAAGGTTCTAAGAAGTATTATAAAAAGAAATACAGAGGACAAGGTAAATGAGTAATATAGAACTCAAGAAAGCCAATCAACTTGCTGCTATTGATTTATTAATTCATAATCCAGAGTTAAACAAAAAACAAATAGCCGAGAAACTGCAAGTAAGTCCACGCACAATACATAGTTGGTTTGCCGATGATCGTTTTGTGGAAATGTATTATAAGAAGTATATGATTTCTTTTAATGCAAAGCTACCGATGGTATTAAATAGTATGATTCGTGAAGCTGTTGAGGGGAATGTCCAGGCAGGGCGTCTGGTATTAGAACATTCAGGGAAACTGGTTAAGAATATCAATGTAACCGTAGATAGTCCGTTCGAGAAGTTCTTAAAAGCTGAACAAATAGACGCAGAGGATATTATAGACGCCGAAAGCGAAGAGGTTACCGAAATACTGGATACACTTCCAGAGAGAAACCCTATAAACGACAAACCAAAAAAGCGAGATATAAAAGAAAAGAAAGCAGTAGAGCAAATCAAGAAAGGCAAGAAACCTTATAGACAAAAACGCCGAGAAGATAGAGCATCACGATATGCTTTATTGCAGAGAGCTAAGAAAGTGGGGTTAGATCCATTGCCATCAAGGCGTCCGACAAATAGTGAAAGGCGTAAGTGGTTAGAGAAGTTAGCAGAGTTAGAAGCTAAGCAAGACCATACTCGTCAGGCATAACATCATATTTTTCAAACATTTCTGACATTTCCATAGAAATAGAAATCATATCATCGACGGTAATATCTTCCTGATAGATTTTTTTGTTAGGTGCAACTTTGGTACAGATAAAACCAAGTAAGTCGTTATTGGCTTCAGAGATTTTTCGTAGTTCCACTACCATTTTATACAGTTCTTTGATTAAATCGTCCATCAATTAAGTTTACGCATACTTGTTGAAAGATTCTTCAAAAAATCGTCCAAAAACGAATCTATTTCTTTTTCTATCTTGTCACCAAGTATTTCGTATGCTTCTTCTTCTGTGGAATAAAAGAACTTTCGTTGAGGTACTAAGCCATACTTTCCTTTGAATCCTTTGTACATACCATTAGCTCTTTTAATACCAGAGTGGGTATCTTTTAAATGATTAGAGTAATCACCAAGTGGACTTCCTATAGAGATAGACAATTCTTCTGATACTGGAGTTTTTTTGAAACTGCTTTTCAATGCACCAGAGTCGTCCATAATGCGTTTGTTTTTATTCTCTTTAAATCCTTCTTTATATCTTTCTGTGAGTTTGGCAAAAGGTTTTCCAGTTATATCTTTTTCGGTTGCAAATGTTTTACGGACTTTTGACAATGCAAAATTAGCTATCTTGTTTAGTCGTGAGGATATTAATTGAGTAACTACCCTTTTTTGAACTTTATTAAAATTAAAATTAACTTTCGTCTGAATCTTGACTATCATCTTTTACCACCTCTACTTCGTTTACTAATTTATTAGCTTCTATGATTTGTCTTGCATCTTCGACGCTTAAATCTTTGTTTTCTTCTGCTAATAACTGTGCCTGAGTAGTTAAGTTATGTTTCAGCTTGTATTCATTCAACATAATCTTATCTTGAGGAGTCATAGGATATTCAACTTCAGAGAAATCAACTTTAAACTGTGATACTTCAGGTAGCCCAAGATTATTGATTTGGGATAGAGCATATTCTACTCTATAAAAGTCTTTTTCGTATTGACGATATAATTCTTTATCATCGATAAAATCTTCGTGGCGTTCTAAGTCTTTAATCATTAGTGATATACCACTTGGCACTTCTCCACCTGATTGTGCAAAGGTAACGAATAAATGATTGTTTAACGCTACTAATTCTATTTGCCATTTGATGTTTTCAATAACAGCTTCTACATTTCCTTCTGGTGCAACTATGTCGTATGTGCTTCCTTCAGGTAAAGTTAAAATTTCATCTGATCCTGCTCTTACATTGCTATTGTCAGAAATAAGTCCAGTTACTACTGGTTGTCCAAACATTTGGAATCGTAGTCCTAATTGCATTTCAGTCATTGTAATATTGATATGCTCATTAGCAGATACTAAGTCTGATGCACCTTCTACAAAGAAAGAGTCTAATTGTTCTTCTCTATGTGTAAATACAAAAGGTAATATACCTAAGTTGTGCTGTACCTCTTCAAGAATATCACCGTTCTCATTGAACTTTAAGTGTAATTCGCTATCCCAATACGCATACATTAGCTCATCTGTATCAGATAAGTCTGCGTGTCCGTGCATCATTGGATATACAATAGCTTCAGGTTTGTATGGATTGTCACCAAAGTATGGTTCAAAATAATAAATAGGACGATATTCAAAGCGTTCTTCTAACTCATCATACATTACATAAGTTGCAGTAGAACCAAGCAAACGAGTCATTCGTTCCATTTGTTTCATACGAGCATTTTTTACAGAAGTTAAATCTAAATATCTATCGCTTACATTTCTTTTAGCACCGATAGTATAAATCTTAGACATACGATTGACAAATTTTTTCACGATGTTGGTATTGTAATGAGGAATTTCTTGGAATGCGTCAGATTTAAAATATCCTTCGATGTATTGTTCGGTTAAAGAACCAGAATAGTAATCTAAAAACTTTCTTACTTCTTCTCTACGAGCTTTCGCTTGTTCTTCTTTAAAGTGAGTTAATGAGTCTTGTATAATTTCTCGTGCTGTTAAAACCATCAAAGTATTCCTTTTTATCGTGATATTCTTCCAATGAAGTTACTTCTAATTGGAAATCTATTCAATATAAAATATCGGAAGGCGTCGCAACCGTGTTCATAGAATCCATCTTTGATTGGATTGTTAGAAATAGCTTTTCCTTCTACTGCTTCTGGAAATCTATATCCTTCAAAATCTTCTGCAATACCTACACATTTTTTATCGACTTTAATTCTGCGTAATCCATCTGCATTTTCAAAAAATCCACGACAATAGCTTACCCCAGATTGTATATCACGAGATAATTTGTCCATACGATATTCTACATAAATTCCGTGTCTGCGTAAGATATGGATATCACCTAAACCAGATTGTCCTTGCACAAAACTACCTGCTGGATCACCATAATAAGTAATCACTGGATAATTCTTTTTCTTTATCATTTCTGCAAGTTTGTCCGTTGGGATATTGCGTTCGTGAATAATTTCATCAATAATATTAATATGCCAATTACCATCTTGTTTGTAGGTTTGAAACCATAATACCGATGGCATTCTAAACCCAAAGTCCATTGAGCAATAAGTAGGAAGATTCTCCTGATAAGGAACTTCCCCTACATCTTTCTCTCTATCGAATGGATATACTCTTCCTTCCATAGAAGTAAACTTGGCTGCAAACTCCTGGTCAAATAATTCTTTGGACATATTTCTTTTTCGTTCCATCAAGAAGGAATCTTTCTCGCCATCTGGAAATGCGTGTTCGTTTTCCCAACTTGGAGATTGTACTGAATACCATTTAGGATCTGTTTGCCCTAACAAGTACAAGTCATATATCCAATTAAACCCTTCAGGTGTAGTAATAAAAATAGCTTTTCCTTTTCTATCAATTAAGGTAGGAGATAAATACATATCCCAAATCTTTCTTGGCATCTTTGCTGCTTCGTCAATAATTAATAAGTCTACACCTTCTCCAACTAATGAGTCTGGATTTTCACAAGACATACCTTCTACTGTTGTTCCCCACTTGAACTTAATATACTGTTCTTTTTCTGATGCTCGTTCAATATCATTAGCTTTTCCTGCTACCATATCTTTCCATACTTCACGAAACATTAGTCTTGATTTCTTGTAAGATAATCCAACAAGCCAAATTTTTTGATTCGGTTGTGCTGCATAAAATTCAGCTTCACGATACGCTGCAGTAGTTTTTCCATATCGTCTACCACAAATATTTACAAAATAAGAAGCACCTTCTTTCTCTGGAAAGTGTAATTTACGCTGACCTGCGTGAGGTACATAGTTCATATAATCGAACCACTTTTGCTTGAACTCAAACTCTTTTATTTTCTTTGACATTCTAATTGTGATTAATTTAATTCATATTTAACTTAATGTCATAATATAATCCACTAAAGGAGTAAAAATGTCTGAATTAGAACAGAATACAGCCGTTGAGGAAGCTGTAAAAGAACCTCAAGTCAGTCAAGACGAAAAAAAGACAGAACAAGCTGTTCCTTATTATCGTTTTCAGGAGCTAGTGAAAGAACGAAATGATCTTAAATCAAAAGTTCAAGAAGTAGCTACTGCACAGGAAGAACAGCGTAAAAAGACTTTAGAAGAGCAGGGCGAATACAAAGCTCTCTTAATTGAAGAACAGAATAAAAATAAAGAGTTAGAAACCAAGTTTACTCAAGTTTCTGAATCTTTTAATCAGTATGTGACTCAAGAAAGAGATTCTCTTCTGGGTAAAATTCCTGAAACGAAAAGAGAAAAATTTGAGAAGGTAGATGATTTATCTCTTTTGCGTGACATAGTTTCAGAATTTGAAACACGAGCTGGAGTTAATGTAGGACAAGTTGAAAACAAAGTGTCCGTAACAAAGTTTAAAGGTAACCCTTTTAACGAGTTAGACAATAATTCAAAGCGTAGGGAGTCGCATAAGGACTTAATAAGTCATTACCTTAAGAAAAAATAACATTTTTAAAACTTAAGGAGAGTACATAAAATGGCAAATGTAACTACAACAACTGCTGCTAATTTTATTCCAGAGATGTGGAGAGATGCTATTCTTGATTATGCTGAAAGAAAATTTCAGTTAAGAAATCAAGTTCAGGACTTTTCATCTATGGTTCAAAATGGTGGCGACATACTTAATATTCCTAAAGTAGCTGAAGAAACTGCTGCTGCAAAGTCTGCTGACACTGCAGTATCATATTCTGCTAATACTGACGGAGTGATCCAATTATCATTAAATCAACATCAATACGAAGCTAAAAGAATCGAGGACATCGTAAGAGTTCAAGAATCTGCTGATCTATTCAATGCTTATGCAAAATCAATGGGTTATGCTTTAGCTAAAAAAGTAGAAAACTACTTAGCTGTTGATATCATACAAGCTGCTACTGGTAACGATGTTACTTTAGCAACTGACAATACCCCAACTACTGCAGAAGTAAGAAGTGGTTTACAAAAACTTCTTGATGCTGGTTATGACTACACAGATGGAGAAACATTCTTTTATGCTTCACCAGCTATGTATATGAACCTAATGGGCTTAGGTGACTTCACTGAAGCACAAAAACGAGGAGATAGTGCTAACCCACTTGCTTCTGGTAGCATTATGGAAATTTATGGTATGCCAGTTATCGCTTCAACAGATTGGGACGATGATGGTGGTACTGGAGATGAATCTGGTTCTATTTTTAATAGAAACGGAATTTATTTTGCACAACAAATAGCACCAAGAGTGCAGTCAGCTTATGACATCGATCATTTAGCGACTTCTGTTGTAGCAGATGTCTTGTTTGGAGCTGTGTTATCACACGCTGCATCAAGCACTTCATTACCAGTTGTTAACTTTGTTAACCCGTAATGAGTTAGATTGAGGGGGATTAAGTTCCCCCTCATAACTTTAATATTATACTTAGGGAAACTCAATGGCAAATTATACATCAACCCACACTGGAGCAGTTATAGATGCGTCAGTTACTAAAGTCAGTTCAAGTGGTGTTACACAAGCAGACTTAAGCAAACTGAATGCAGTTACTTCTTCTGCGACAGAATTAAACTTATTAGATGGGGTTACTGCTTCTACATCAGAGCTGAATATCTTAGATGGAGCAACCGTAACCGTAACAGAATTAAATTATTTAGATGGTGCAGATTCAAGTATTACTACACTTAGCTTACCTGATAACACAACAATTACAACTTTTGGTGCGTCGTTAGTTGATGACGCAGATGCTGCAACTGCACGAACTACTTTAGGAGTAGATCCAGCAGGAACAGACAATTCTACAGATGTTACTTTAGTAACGACATCATACGATTATTTATCCTTATCAGGACAAGCTATTACATTAGGACAGATTGATATATCTGACGATACAAACTTAGTAGGTGGAGATGGACTTGCATTAACTGGAGATACTTTATCAGTAAATGTAGATGATTCATCTCTTGAAATCAACTCTGATACTTTACGAATAAAAGCATTAGGCGTAACCAATGCTATGTTAGCAGGTAGTATTGCAAATAGCAAATTATCAAATAGCACTGTGAGTTATGGTGGAATAAGTGTAGCATTAGGAGCAAGTGATGCAACACCTGCCTTTGATTTATCTGATGCAACAAGTTTACCTATTGTAGCAGGTACTACTGGCACACTAAGTGTAGCAAGAGGTGGTACTGGAGCAACTACTGCAAGTGGAGCAAGAACAAACTTAAATGTTGATGTTGCAGGTACAGACAATAGTACCGATGTAACACTTGTTACTACTTCACACGATTATCTTTCGCTAAGTGGACAAGCAGTAACGCTTGGACAAATAGATATTAGCGATGACACAAATTTAGTTGGTGGAACTGGTATTACACTTACTGGTGACACTTTATCAACCACAGATAGTGAGATTATTCACGATGACTTATCAGGATTTGTAAGTAATGAACACATTGACCATAGCACAGTAAGTATTAGTGCTGGAACTGGTTTATCAGGTGGAGGAGATTTAACATCTACGAGAACTTTATCAACTAACGATTCAGAAATTGTACACGACAACCTAAGTGGTTTTGTAAGCAATGAACACATTGACCATAGTTCTGTTTCTATAACAGCAGGTACTGGACTTTCTGGTGGTGGTGACATTACAAGTACAAGAACATTAACAACTGATGATTCTGCTATTGTTCACGATAACTTATCAGGATTTGTTGCTAATGAGCATATAGACCATTCAGGCGTATCTATTACTGCAGGTGCAGGATTAACTGGTGGTGGCGATATTACTTCAACAAGAGATATTGCAGTAGGAGCAGGAACTGGTGTAACGGTTAATGCAGACGATATTGCTATCGGACAAGATGTTGGCACAAACGCAGATGTAACTTTTAATTCTGTTACTTCTGATGATTTTATTGGTCAGTTAAATGGAGCTGTACAATTTGAAGCAAAAGCTACAGTAGCTTTAAATAAAGGAGATGCTGTTTATGTAGTAGGGATTAGTG